CACAATCTCTATACCCATCAAACCATGGGCCACCTTCAGTGTAGTGTAATATTTTTGGAGTGCCATCTCTTGGTTCTTGGTACCAACCAACTAACCAATTGTACTCTAAAGGTAAAGATCCAATTTCGTTGTCATCTAACCAACTAAATCTATGTAGAAATTTTGGCGACTCTTCGTTTAAAAGTTCGGGAGTAAGAATTTTATTTTTTGGATGTTCGCAGTTCCAAAGAACCATGCTGGACCAGTTTTTTCTTGGATACACTGTTTGTACTTGCCCATCCATTTTAGTTGTTTCTTTAGGTGTATAGTCGTGTTGCACACACACTACAGCTTTTGAATTGTCACAGTATTTTACAAGTTCATGACTAGGAATCTTCCATAAAAAATCACAGTCACAAAACACTGCCCAACCTTTGAAGTCATTCAAATAAGGAACAAAAAATCTAGTAAAAGTAAATTCAGTTGATGCAAGTTTATCTACTGGCCTTGTGTAAAGTCCTTGATCACGCATTTGTTTTTGTTTTAAAGGAATCACTTCCGCTGATGGATCTCTACGTTTTATGGAGTGTTCGCACACCTGGTATGCTATATCTTCTCGGCTATCGTGTCCTACGTAAATCTTCATGTACTATTTCGTGTATTTGTTTCCAATTATTTACACGTATGACATCAGGGTGTTGAAAATCACGGTTATATGGGTGGTCTATTAAAATAGGACGCACACCATATTCGAGTCCAGTAAGAGCATTTTTTGGTTTATCCTCAATAAAATATAAACCTGTATTATGAAATTCAGCTAATACTTGATCCTTGTCCTGTCCCGTATCAAGGATATGATAGTTTTTAAAGATATGATCGCCAAACAATTCTCCCAGGCGTTTTTTTCTTAATTGTTGTGCTGGTATATCTGAAGTTTGAGATGTAATTGGTATAAATGTCCAGCCTTCGGCAGCCAATAATTTTACCCATGTTTGTGATTCTGGCATAGGACTTTGTGTACCCATCCATGCACTTTTGTTAAATTCTCTTATTTCTTTTCTTATCTCGGTTACTGATAGACCAAAACGTTCCGCCATCTCGTATGTATTTTGCTTGTCATCTAATAGTTTGTAAGGATAGAACCTTTTGCCATTTTCGTCAAAGTATGACCTATTGATCATCCATTCTGAAAAATGATTCTCCCATTCCAGTAGCACTCCGTCTACGTCTGTAAGTATGATTCTATTTGATGTCGGCATCTTCCATTCCTGCTACTCTCAGTTTAACAATGTTTGTAATTTGCCACTGTTTCTGGTCCAGTCCTTTGGTGATACCTAAATATTGATTTCTTATAAGTGCAAAATCATTAACAATTTTTGTCATGTCAACAACATCATCTTCTCCGTCTACATATTTCTCAGCATCACGGCTAGAAAGTGCTCTGTTGTAATTCTCTAAAAATTTTTTGAATGTTTTCGATCTTAGCCTTCTAAGTTCTATGTTAAGGTATTCTAATATGGCTTCCAATTGTTGCAGTTGTCCAAATCTTTCTTCAACAATGCCAGGCAATGCCGCACTTGCTCTTTCTAAGTTTCCATATATTTTGCACTGCTTTTTTGCTTCTTGTAACTCTTTTTCAAAGTATGCTACACAGTCTGGTATCTTTGCTAGACTTCTGCTTACTTCATTGTACCAATTAATCATCGTCGTATCTATCGTCGTATTGTTCGTCTTCTTCGTCTTCTTCGAACACAGTGTTTATTGCTTCTTCCAATTTAGGATCATACTCGGCCGACGCTTTTATTTCGTCAAGTTCGACACCGATGTCTTCTAAACTTTTTATGAAATCAATAGCCATGTCGAGACGCTGTCTTTCTGGCACGTAATGGATTATGGAGTTCCAAAGACGTTCTATGTCTTCGTGTGTGATATCGACCATTATTCTTTTATGTCCTCTGATATTTTATTAAAGTCTGTCATTAGCATATCTAATTTATCACCTGTCCATGCTTTTCTGTAGTCTAGATGTTCTTTGCCAGAAGAATCTATGTATTTTAATCTGTTACCTTGTTGAACTAACACACCTTTTTTCTCGAACAAATCAACTAGTCCACTGTAAGGATCCATTCCTGTGTCGTATGGAATCTTGACTTGCACACTTTCAAATGGTTTTGCATATCTAGTTTTCATCACCTTGCAGGCCGCCCTGATACCTCTCACGTCCGATATCTTGTTTCCTTTTTCATCTTCTTTAAGTTTTAACTTCTTCATTGCAATAACAATTGAACTTGCATATATGAATCCTTGCCCACCCGATATCTTATCATCTGGGTCAAACATGTCCTGTGATGCGTATGTGTGGTTTGTTGCAACTAGTCCTACATTCCAACTACCAAACATGTTCACACAGTTTCTAACAAGTGCCGTTAGTGCTTTAGGCTTTCTACCCAGGTCACCTTTCATTTCACCTTTTTCAAATTGGTCAACATCAGTTGGTGTTAGTAACATACCTAAACTGTCTATAACGAATAATACTTTAGGTGCACCCTCTTTATTATCTGCATGTTCGTCTTTGTATGATTTCATGAATTCAGATACTGTTTTTGCAACATCATCTATCATGGATAAACTTAATTTTAAAAGTTTACCCTCCGATGTGTCGACCTTTAGTGCCTGTAGCCATTGTTCGTCCAATGCATTCTCAGAATCTATTAGAATAACAAATATACCCTGATCCTGTGCGTTTTTAATAATGTTGCCTGATGCAATGTAACTTTTACCTGCACCAGACTCACCGGCAAGTACTGATACTTTGCCTAGGGGAATACCTTTGTTGAAATCTCCTGATATGAGATAATTCAATGCGTAGTTTCCTGTGCTGATCCAGTCTGTTGGGTCGTTGAAGCCTATACCAAGACCGGATATTGATTTTGTGATGCTCTTTCTAAATTTTGTTGCGTCGAATACTTTTGTCATAATTGTCCCTTTATTATATTACACAAGGCCTCAATAGTCAATATTAAGGCCTTGGTAAAATGTCAGATTATTTTGCTTGTCTTGATCTAATCAACTTCAAGATGTCTTCTGCCCTCTTGGCACTGTCGCCTGCAGGAGCCGCGGCCGCCGCTGGTTGTGGTGCTGGTGCAGATTCAGTTACAGGTGCCGCAGTTGGTGCCGCCTCTGTCACTGGTGTTGCTGTTGGAACAGCTACTTGAGGTTTTGCTTGGTAAGCCATACCAGCAGGTCTGAAGTACTGTCCATACTGCTCTAGATCATAAGCCTCACCTTCAACAGATTTTTCAAATAATTCTTTGATTATTTTAACTTCTGCTTCAGTTGGCTCTTTTGGTCTGAAGTCGTTGAGATTGAATAAACCATTCTTCTCTATCGCGGCTCTTTCTGCCTCGTCTAGAGCTCTTTCTCTTCTTGACCATTTCGATGTTGAGTAGTCAGCATAACCACCTTTTGTTGTTTTAGTAATTCTAAAATCAACACCTTTCATATAATCAGTAGGCATTTCCTCCATCTCTGGATCGAGTAATGCACTCCTAATGATATTAAAGATCTGAGGTCCAATTATAAATCTTCTGATCGGATTCTCAGGAGTTGTGTCTTCTGCTAGTGGATTCGTTGTAACAAACCCTTGGAAAATGTAACTTTTCTTTTTCCAATATTTCCTGCCCATGTCTTCCATGCTCTTGTCTTTGAACCATGGTCTAACTTCTGTTAGCACTGGGCAAGTCTTGCCATACATCTCCATGCACGGTACTTGTACCTGCACTGGTCTGGAATCAGTCTGACCCTTGATACCTGCGAAAGGTAGTTTGATCATGTTTCTTTCAGTCCAGAAAAATGTATTTGTTGTATCCTTATCGGGTAAGAATCTGATTACTGCTTCTGATCCTTCTGCTATATTCCAATGTGGATAAATGGCGTTGTCTCCGCCTGTTGATGAAGTGGAGCGATTCACTTCTTGAGATTTTAACTTCGCTCTTATTTCAGCCAATGATGCCATAATGTAAGCCTCCTATTTTGCCTATGTTTGTTTGTGCCTAAATGTATATTAGACATATAGTACGTAATATACAACTATATTTATCTAATGTCTACTACTATTATTGGTAAAATGCTAGGTTTTTGATACGATCAATCTGGTTGTCGTATGCGATCTCTTCTTCTGAGAAGAATTCTTCTAATTGTAGGCCTGCAAGTTCGATGGCATCTTTTAAAGTGTATTCTTGGTCACCAACTTTGAATTTGTCGCCTGCTTTCATGCCCGCCGCTTTGGCTTTACGTACTGCCAATGCAAACTCGTTGCCTTCTTTTTTCATGTCTTCTTTTTCTTTCTTCTCATCAGAACTGTGTCCGATGTGTTTGTGTACTACCTTGTCCAGTTCTGTGTGAAACTTGTCTACTTCCTTGTCAGTCATTTCTTCTTTTTTAGTTTTGTCCACGTATCTCGGATCGCCAGACTGCATTCTTTTGAATGCTGGAGTGCCCATTTCTTTGTCCATTTGTGTGACTGCGAGTTTAGTTGCGTTCTCTTTGTCCTTCTTTGCTATCTCAGGATCTCTTGGAAATTTTCCCATCTTTGCATATTCTCTTAACTTGTCGTAATTTTTTGAAAGGTATTCTCTTGCCGCATCATAGTCACCTGACTTAAACGCTGAATTGCTGTCTTTGTCTAAGACATCATAGATCATCTTTCCGTCATCACCTCTGTACATTGACACGTAAGGTTTGATTGTTGCTTCTCCAATGCTGTCCACCCAACCTTCGAATGCTTCAGTCTCGCTGTGTACACCACCGCTTCTTTTCTTCTTGGGATTGAATTCTGCTGGATCCATCCTTACTTCTTTTCCATATTCCGGATCAGATTGCATTTTCTTGTAATCATCGATGTATCTCTTGGCCAACTGCACTGCGATTTTTTTGTTCTTGTTGTAGTCAGGTCCAGGTTTGAATGATGTGGATCCTTCTTGGTCTATGCCATCTGCTACCCTACTTGCAAAATTAGCCACCCTGTCTTCTTCACCTGTCTTTGTTAGCATTCTTGATGCTATGTCTGAAAGTATTGCACCAAGCATTGTGCTTTTGTCTTTGAATTTCGTTGCTTTCAACATCTTGTCTGCGGATGGATCTTTCCGTAAAACTAGTTTAGCTTCAGGATCAGTTAAGAAACTTTGCACCACTGCGCCATGATCTACTTGTGGCTCAGGATCTGCTTTGATAGGTTCAACATCTTTTCCTATAACAGTTGGTTGTGTGTCTTTGATTTTTGGTCCTTCTGTGTCGTCTAGTTCGTTCACTTGATCTTCTTTTTTGCCTTTCAGTTGATCTATCATGTCATCGAACGTCATGTCGTCTTTGTTGTTCTTTATTACGTCATCAACTATTACTGATGTACGTTTTGCCACTTCATCTCTCTCCTTAGTGTCACTGACTCCCATTTCGTCCCAAGTCCACTCATAAATCTCATGCATCACTTCGTCATCAGTCTTGCTCATTCCCTGTGTATGTTCTTTCCAGAATTCTGTGATCTCATAATAGCCTGTGACGGTGCTTGGTACCATGTCTTTCATCGCTTTTTTAATACGGTCACCTTCCTCTGATTCATATGGATTATTTTGATACTGCTTGGCCACTTGTCCTAATTTTTCTAAGTCAACACCTGCTTTTATTAATTTCTTTTCCCAGTCTTCGTCATCACCAATTCCCCCGTCACCTATCAAATTAGTCAATTTATCTATTTGCTCTCTACTTAATTTGTTACCGGTTTGGTCGTTATAATTGTATAATATTTTTGCAGAATCTTCCTCCTGTTTATATGCATCTGGCTCGTATTTGTCTATGATTACATCTAAAAAATCTCTCATGCCTTGGCTTTTAATTTTTGGTGAAATACGTTCGTCATGTGTCAGAGGACTAGCAAAAGGTTTGTCTTTTTCTTGAACAACTTCTTCTTTAGGTGCTTCTAGTTCACTCATTATTCTATTGATAAGTGGTAGTGCGTCTTCAACTCTGTTGTCTAGATTTTTCATAGTAAACTTCTCTCTTAATTTTGCAACTGTCTCATCGTCAAGTATTTGGTCTTCTGCTTTCCTAAAGGATTTGCAGTGTGCTTCGTAGTGTTTCTGTTTTGAAAGATTTCTCATGTATTCTCTTAAATTTTCCAGTTTCAATTTAGTTTGCTCTATGATGTCACCTGCGTTGTCATTCAACTGGTCCTTGTTTGAAACGTATCTCGAGAATGAATTAAGTTTAGCAATGTCTTCTGATGTTTTTACAATGTGTTCACCGAATTCGTCATGTGGTCTGCCACCATTTGCCACGTGCCTCTGCATAGCTCTCGCACCTGCTAGGTGTGTGATTGGATACTTGAATCTTTCACCGTCTTCGTTTTCGATGTATAAGGATTGTATCTGTCTTGATCTAGCACCCGGCACAGTTTCATCAACTTTGCCTGAGTGTCTGATTATTAATCTTGTTTTATCTAAATTTTCGTATGATCTTTTTGCTGTTCCTGTTAAACTTTCTTTAACTTCAATACCAGCTAATTTTGTAATTCTTTTTAGTTCTTCCGACATCTCGTCAGTATTTACCGTTTTGTTCGTATCTGCAAGATTTTGATAATCCTGCTTCGTTAGGTTCGATTTAGTGATGTCTCTCACGTCAAATCTCAGTTGATGTTCAACTGCAAAGTCCTTCAACTCTTTGAGGAATGCATACCATTCGTCCCTGCTGTCCTCATCAATTTTTTCCACAAGATCCCTGTTGTAGAAAACTTTCATGTTCTCGCCGTCCGCTAAACTGATGCTTACAGAGCCAAAAGTGTCTGCATCTTCTCTGAATTCAAACTCAAAAAACACAGCATCTTGCGGATCTGCTGTTGCGGCACCATCTGCATCACCTAGTCTGATGTTTGAGAACTGTGATCTAATCTTGTTGAATAGGTCTTGCGAGTTTTTTTGGTTCATATAACGTTATTTAGTTGGCACCTACCCATAGAAAGAGCCAAACACAGGCATTGGTTTAAGCTCTGAAGTCCTGTCTGTCCACTTCTCGAATATTTTAGGGTCAAAATCAGCCAACACTTTCATCATACGGGTCATTAACAAACAAGCACTTACTAGATCGTCGTGTTGTCCAGCCTTCGCCTTGTAGCTCATTCCTGACGCAACAAAGTCTTTAAGCTCAGATATAAGCAGTTGAGAATTGATTTTCATTTTTCCATTTTCAACTAATTCTTTGAATTTTGTACAGGCGTCTATTTTGTGCTTGGCAGTGGTGTTGAAGCCTCTTCTAAACTTACGTCTGTGGCCTTTTCTTATTGGTTCAGAGAGGAACATTCCTTGAATATTCTCTTCACCTATGTCCATAACTCTCAGCAGTGCGGCCTCTCCTATTGTGTTGTTTTCCATCGAATAGAATATTTGAGGCGACGCTGTTGTATCTTTTTCCATTATTGCATCGTGTATGTGTTTGTTAATCTGTTGTAAAATTCTAACTTGCTGATTCATGGGTGTTGTGTTGTGATGCCATTCTGCCACCTGCTCAAAGCTAGGAAGTTCGAATACCTGTATCGCGGCATAGTCACCACCTGTTCCCATAGCAGGATCTAAACTTGTTAGGTACGTGTTACCGGGTGTTGGCCTCTTGAACCAACGAACTTGTCCTGTCACCTCTACTGGTGGGACGCCTTCCATGTCTGCTAAATTAATACTGTTGATTAGTGTCTCGTCAAATATTAAGAATTCACACTCGTGTTCCCTTCTGAATCTCTCTTCACCAATCCTAGATCTTTCTGCTTCTGCCCATGCCTCATCTCTGTCTGGGTGTTCAGTCCAATGCGCCTTCATGGCATAGAAACCGTTTGTTCCTATTATTTTGTCATTACCGTATTCGTCAAATCTTTTATTAGCTTCTTTCCATATCATTGCGAATTGGTCTTCGTCACTGTTCGGTGTGGATGTGATCAAGCACTTACCACCTGTACTCAGTGTTGGAGATAGCGAAGTCCAAAACTCTTTGGCCTTCTCTGGTGGTTGAACGAATGCAAACTCATCACAATATATCAGTGTGAGTGACATACCCCTACCTGTGTTTTCAGTTGTTGTGGTCGCCATTATCTTTGAGCCATTGTCAAATTCTATTGAGTTTCTGTTGTACTGTGTTACACCTGCTTTGATCCAACTAGGTAACATCTCATAGGCGTAACGCACCCTTGACATGATGTCCGATGCTCCTGCGTATTTGTGTGCGGCTATTAGTATCTGTGAATCCGGTTTGAACATGGCATACCATATTAGATATCCTGATGCACATGTGGTTTTTCCTGTTTGCCTCGGTAACATCGATATCGAAAATCTATGATTGTTGTATGCTTCTACTAGCCTTTCCTGATATGGGTAAGGCTTGAATTTCATCTCACCTTTAGTAGGATGTTGAATCTTCATGAACTGTTTCATGAAGAAAAGTGGACCGGTGCTTGGTTCCATACACTTCTCAAGTTGTTCCACTTGCTCTTTAGTGTATTTGTGTTTCTTATGTGCTTTCTTTATTTGATCGCTGTCTAATGATACATACGCCATAGTGTAGTATTTAACGCTGTGATGTGGTCAGGAAAAGTATTACTTCTTCTCTTTCTCTTCTTTGTCTTTGACGGCTTTCTTCATTGGCTCTGTCTTGTTGCCGTCTTTGTCCATGTCTAAGAAATCAGGTTTAGCCGCTTCTTGGTACTGTGCTTTGAAATCTTCGTACTGTGTTCTTAAACTGTTTGCTAGATCTTCTTCTGTAATTGTGTCTTCTTTCACAGCCATTGGGTTGTCACCTGGATAATCTTTTCTGTACTGCTTCCTTTGAGCACCTAGGCCGCCTGAATGTACATTTACCAGTGTGTCTGTGTCTTGATATTTTGGTTCTTCTTTTTCATCACCCATGGAATTTGCAAATGTTTCTTCTGCCTTCTCTTCATCGGGCTTGGTCATCATGTCTCTCATCTTAGCCATCTGCATACTGCCCATTGCATCGTCGCTTGGCACGTCCATTTTCTTATTCATATCACCTGGATCCATTTCTGGTTTGTCCATACCCATCATGTCTGGTGTTACTTGTTGCACACCTGCTAGTTTTAAAATCTGCATCATCATTGATGCTTCTTCAGGTGAGTCAGTTGAAATCTGTATTGCTTCTTTTACTGTTTCTTTTTCTTTTTTCATTTCTTTTCCCTCCATTGAGTCTGGTCTGTCATCATCATCGTCCTCAGACCCCATGATTGCATTGTAAAATCCTCTTAGACTTTCACCATGTTTCTTTAAAAATTCTTCTCTTGAAAGTTTTTCTGCTTCGCTATGTAAGTAGTCTTTCATTGCACCTTCATCTACTTTTGGATTTGTTCTCTGTACATTGTCCACTGCGTCTTTGACTAATTCAGGTTTAGTCTCTGCAATTTCTTGTAATTTTTTTAATACGTCGATCATTTCCATAACTTGTTCCTTATGCTTTAAATCCTTGAAAAGGATGTGTTGGAACTGGATTGCCTTTTACTGGTCCAGGTCCTGTGTTGATTGGTGATTTTGCTGTCTTGTCATCTTCGTTTGGCATTATATTTTGCTTGTCATGGTCGGCACCTTTTTCTATCTCTGCTTCAACGTCTTTTCTAGTTTTCATCAATTCTTTTAAAAGACTCATGTTGTATTTGTCGCCTGTCAATTCATCTTTGTTGACTTTTGGAGAATCTGACATTTCGATGTCCATTAGTTTGTTAACGTATTCTGACTTTCCAGCTTTCTCCATTTGATCTTGATATTCTTCTGTTGGTTCACCTGGTTTTCTCACTACTATCATGGCCGCGTTAACGTTCATGTAGTCTGCTAGGTACTCTTTAAGAGCATTGACTGAGCATGGATAGTTTGTTGTTACATCAAAAATTGTTACTTCTTCGTTGCTTAGGGCAGGAAAATCTAGAGGCACACTCTGTATTGGTGTTTTTTTACCAGCTGACATTTTAGCCAACTCAAATTTTTGTAAAGCAGTCTCCATACGTGATGCGAAACCTTCTGGTAACGCTCCTGCTACCTTAACTTTGTAATCATATGACTTGGCCGCTTCTGTAAGATACTGTGTAAATGTGCTCATATGCAATATTTAGTCTTTTTTCAGTAGTTTCTTCATTAATTCGTTACGGTCTGATATGACGAATCCGTCGCTTTCTTCTATTGCAGGACCGTCCTTATTGCCTTGGTCAATCTTCTGCTTTTTAAGTTGTAATTCCACCATTTTTAGCTTCTTATCAATTTTACCCGCTTTTGCATCTATGGCATTTCTGAGAAAATTTCCGGCTACCTCAAATATACGTCCTGAATAACGTGAGTCAACGTTCATGCCTAAGTCCATTAAATTTTTGTAACTTTCTTCTGCTTCTATTGCAAGTTTATCAAGTTCCAAATCTGAGAGTTCACCCAATCCTTTGACTTGTGGCAGTGCTGAGGCTACCTTATCAAATTCTGCATAACTTTTTTCTAAATTTTTTCGTGTCTGAGGATCAACGTTTTTCATGACTTTTTTTGTTTGATCTTTATTAGCTTTGGCTTGTTCTTTTTTATCTACTTCTTTGAATGCTTCTTTTACATTTGGTAAATTAAGAATATCTTCTAATTTTTTTGTCATTGTGTGTTATTTACTTACGCTTACCGTTATGAAATAATTGTTCTTCTGATACTACCCTAAATCTTAATTTATTTTGTTTGGCGTAAGCGTTTGCGGCCTCCCACTTGGCCATGTTTATCACAACCTGTTTTTTCTTGGCCATACTTTTACCAGCCATCTCCATTGTTGTCTGTGACGCAGGTTTTACTTCGATCATCTCTGCGTGTTTCTTGCTGTTCTTGTCATTGTATACAACAAAAAAGTCAGGCACGTAAACAGTGTACTTGCCAGTGAATGGATGCCTGTAAGGTATCTTTATACTTTCACTTGCCCATTTGTATACATTAGGATGTTCGTCGCACAACCTCATGAATGCATGTTCCCAACTTGATCTGTAAGTTGGAGTTTTTAGTCCAACATACTTTTCAGCATTTTTTGGATAGAACTTACCTCTAGCGAATCTGGGTAGCATTAGTCTAAGATGTTTCTAGACACAGTTTCCGTGGTTGTCAATGTTTGTCTTACACCCAATCTACTTGACTTGTATCTGTTGGCATTTAGTATTATTGTTATTATTTCGGATAACTGTATTTCTGTTGCATGACCTAGTTTGTCAAGCACTTCCTGCGGATTGACGTTGTCAATTTTTGCCTGTGCCAATATAACGTATGCCGTTGACTCAGCTGATGCTCTTGCAAAACCTCTCTTTACAAAAAATCCTATTGCGGCATCATAGTCACCAGCGGCAAATTGATATCCTGTTTCGTAGTCTGTGGTCGTAAGTTTTTCAATGGTCTTCTCCAATTGATCTTTTTCTTTTGGTGGTAGGTTAGAATATATTTCTGTCATTACAATGTTGCCTTCTCTGTTGCTATTTCAACGTCTTGTGTGGCTCTTGATATTTTTATATATCCTTCCGTCACAAGTTTACGGATGTCTGTCTGGGCCTTATTGTTGTACACTGTTTTTACTCTGTCCGATGCTCCAGCGTATGCCACGTCTGATTCCGCAACGGTAAGACCGGTCCTTGAACCAATGTCTTTGTAATATATACCAGCCGCTATTTCATCTCGTATTCCGCTGTCGTTGGCCACCAGGTTGTATGCTTCATTAGCAGATAAGAAGTTTACTGTGTCTTGCACAGGATTTGATAGGACCTGTTGATCATTTGTCTTGTTATCACTTCCTCTGGCCTTCGCCACGATAGTTGCGGCGGCCGCCGCGGCTCCTATGTTAAATCTAGCCACAGGAGATGAAATAGTTCCTGCTTGTTTTCCTATTTCCTGTATTCCTTTTTTTGCCAATCCTTTAAGTTCCTGTTTAACATTTGACTTCTTAATTTTTTTAGCATTGTTGTATGTGTTAGAAGCACTTAATATAGCACCCAATATGTTTCCTGTTCTTAGGTTACCTATTACGGAACCGACTCCGTCAACAATACCTCCAGGGCCAAAAATCGAATTGGTGCCTCTGCCTAGCACAGACAAAGGCGATGGCTCTTTGTCATAGTGTATATTTGCAAAACTATTAATTGTGCCTTTGCTGATTACTCCTGCTTTGTAAATTACAGTTTCATAAAAAATCTGCATTACATTTGAAAGCACTCCTGTTCCGTCGGCATGGTCCAAATTATCATGTGAGAATGAACCAATGACAGGATTAACTAGCGTCATTGACGTGAATCTTTTTTTGTGCAATACAAAAATTTCAATGCCCTTAATGTAAGGCTTTTTACGCTGTACTGGAGTGTCCATTCCAAATTTATTTGTCCTGGTAGCATCTATGGGATCATAAAGGTTGTCCTTTAAGTCATCTATTGATAGATTGGCGCTCCCCAGTGAAACAGGATCTGCTATATGGTACTCGTAGTATTTCTTCCAAAATGCGTTTACCGTATCTGCATGGTCATCGTGGAATGTTATAGTTACAGGTTCGTACTGTATCCTCGTAGCTGGATATACTTTCTTGTTGTACTGTATTCTTTCTTCTACGTTCATTCCGTATTTGGGTAGCTCACATGCTTTCACCAACATGTTCAATTCGATTCTTTCATTAGGACCAAATTTTTCAAGGAAAAGATCTTCGTCAAGGTTGAACACCACGTGAAACAGGAATTTTTGTTTTGGTGCCAGTTTAAAATTATCATCTAGGTACAACCTAGATGCGTGTCTGTAGTCTTTTAGTCCTGGAAGACCGTCTTGAAAACCTTTTAAAAAGTCATTAATCTTTGGCATACTGTTATTTATAGTCACAAAAAAAGCGTCTATAAAGACGCTTTTCCTGTTATAATTGCTAACTTAATCTTGTATATTACTGTCCACCACCAGTTGAAAGTGTACCGATCGTTCTAGCTACTGTTGTTCCGATTCCTGTACCTTGTGGTGTCTGTATTGCATTGTCGTATTGCATAGACATCGTAATAGTTGCTGGCTCTGATACGTTATATGCCAGTGTGTTGTAGTTTACATTCTCAACATATGCACCGTATAATTCCCAAGTTTCTAGTACGTTTGGAGAACTTGCACCGTTACCACCATCAAGCATTTCGATTCTTGCTGTGAATTTGTAATCAATACCTGATGCCGCTGATGCTTGTTCAAAGAAGTCAAACTGTTTCTGTATCTGTTCACCAACCAGTTTTGTTACTGAGTTGTTCACATCATCTCTTAATGTAATTGTGATTGGATCCCAAGTGTGTTTACCTGCAACATAAACTTTTGAGTTGTAAACATCTAGTGTTACTTTGTCAAAAGTCAAGTTAGGTCTTGTGATGTCGATAACTTGTTTTGTTAGTTCTGATCTTGGTGTTGATACTCCAAAATTTTCCAGGATTGCTCTAAAACGATACTGAAGTTTTGGCATCAACAAGCCTTGTGATGCGGCGCTCTGATCGTTTGCTAAAGGTACTGTGAATTTTGATAATGTTGATATTGCCATGTGTTTCTCCTATTTATCGAAAATTAGTTCCCTAATTTTGCAATTTCTCCTGTGTTTTTAATTCTCAACGGTATGTAAATAAATTCAACTGATTTTACTGGTTCAATTGCTATATCCACGTACAGTTCATTCCTATCTACTCTCGTTGGTGTGTTGTTTGTTTCATCACAAACTACCAAGAAGTCAAATAATGCTCTTTGACCAACTAGCTCAAGTAAGAATGACTCTACTGCCGCTTTGATTTCATTTCTTGTTAATTCATCATTTGGTTCAAATATAAACGGTTTTCCGATCAAATCTAACTGTGTTCTCAAGAACACTGCCAATCTCGAAACGTTTATTCTATCAAGTGCTGAACTTGCACCTGTTTTTGTCAAGTTACCAAAGTTAACTATACCTGCTCCTGAGAAGAAAGTAATTGGGTTAATTTTAACTTCGTGCATTGAATCTCTCACCGACTCTGTAACAGATATTGTTTCAAATTCACCTGTACTTGCTTCGATGTAACCAACCGATGTAACATTATCCACAACACCTCTTCTTGTTCCTGATGGTGCGAACCATGGGAAAGCAATGTTGTCGTTGTTTGCTAGTACTCTCAACATCATGTGAGACGGTGGCACCACAATTGATTTTCCTGTGTTGTCCGTTGTCAAACCTGATGGATAAAATACACCCAGGTAATCACTTGAACTAATTAAACCATCTTCGCCGTTATCTAATGCATTGGCTGTGTTGTTTGCATAGTTTTGTATTGCTGTTGACGTACCTTCTAATCTTAAAGGAGTGTCTCCAATTACAAACGCTGTTTCATTCCTGTCTGTATTCAAGTTTATCATGTTTTGGATTAACTCTGGGTAACCAGGACAAGCTATTACATTGAATCCTCTTTGGTCTTCTCTAATTGCTTGGTTAGTATCGATCTCTGATTTTAATTGTTGAACAATCACTTTTCTCTGTGATTTTCTTCCGAAAGTTCCAGAGCCGTCTGCATTGTTACCTGATTCAGTTACCCATCTGTCTGGGAAGTATCCTGCTACAGATTCATTACTCATTCTAGTGTTACCTAAACCGCTTGATCCTGAACCCGGATATTTTGCTGTTGTAATATAATTGTTCTTGTAACACTTGACATTGTAACCAGAACGTCTAGTGTTGAAAAGTAATATTCCATTTGGATATAAAGCCGGATCTGGAGCATCTGGATCTAAATGACCGTCTGTCAAAAGATCTTTGATTGAGCTTGCCGTACCTGCTTGTTCATTTCCGTTTGCATTCTTCTCTGTTGTAGTCTGCCATCTTGCATCTGCAAATACAATACCGTCTTCTGTAGTTTGGTCTGTCTTGTCAACCAGTTCCCAAGCCGCACCTGTTGTAGTAACTGCTACTTGGTTGGCCGTGTTAGTTGAACTCAACGTTGCCGCTGTGTTGTATTTGTAAAGTTTTGGATAGTTTTCTAAATCGCTAGTATCAATCCATAAGTCATTGTTCACAAGTGGCGTACCATCTGACTGTGTTTTTGGTGCTGTTGCACTAAACTGTGGTCCTTCTGGATCCGTTGATGAGTATGCTGTTTTGTAGCCAACGAAAGTTGTACCATTGTGTGCCATGATGTCAGCGTCTAAACTAGTGTTGTACCACAATGTTCCGTCTGCCGGTTCATTAG